TAAACTCATCGTTCGTGGTGCTTCAAAGAACGACGATTCCAATGATTACCTATTCAAAGGAATCAGCAACCGTTCATTCACCAGGACATTTGCTCTAAGCGACGCAATCGAGATCAAGGGTGCAGAGATGCTTAACGGTATGCTGCAGATCATTCTCGAAAGAATCATTCCGGAGCATAAGAAACCGAAGAAGATTGAGATTAAAGAGCCTTCAGTTGTAGCCACTACAGATAAACAGCTACTAACGGAGTAATCTAACATGACTAAACAACAACTCGGTCGTCTATTTTTATGTCTTACATTATGTTTTGCACCAGTCGCATTTGCTATGTATGTGCATGAAGCAGTAAATATACTTCAACCAGCAATCATTTAAGATTGCAAGGGGGAGGCAACTCCCCCTTTTTGATTATAAATAATGCATGAATAAAGAACTACTCAAGATTGCTTTTCCTACCGCATCAGATGAAACTCTGACTAAGTATCTTTTACATCTTGAAGATGCACTAGCTAATTACAACATTCAAACCCATCACGACATCTCTGCTTTCTTAGCACACATTGGTCATGAATCCGGCGATCTTAGAAGAGTAAAAGAAAATCTTAACTACTCAGTCGATGGGTTACTTAAGGTATTTCCAAAATACTTTAAAGATCGTCAAGAAGCTGAGAAGTATGCAAGACAACCTATAAGAATAGCGAGCCGCGTGTATGCCAACCGCATGGGAAATAGCAACGAAGAGAGTGGTGATGGATGGAGATACTGTGGCCGCGGACTGATACAGTTAACTGGTAAAAGCAACTACCAAAAGTTTGCCAAATATGTAAACAAGAGTTTGGATGATGTAATTAGTTTTCTAGAAGTACCAAAGGGAGCATGCACATCCGCTGCTTATTTTTGGAAAACAAATCATTGTAATGGTAAGACAATAGAAGAATCTACTAAGATAATAAATGGTGGAACTCATGGCTTGGAAGATAGAAAAACAAGATATCAAAGAATAATTAATAAAATTTCAGATGTACTTTAATTATGAAACGTGTTAGTATATTCATGATCATAGATGAGATTATAAATGAAATTTTACACAAATGTAATTCTACGTGGAAGCAATATCCTGTTTCGTGGCTACGACAACGGAAAAAGGATACAACAAAAGATAAAGTGTAAACCTTATCTTTTCATCGAATCACGCAATCCAGACAAAGCTTCTTACTCTACAATCTATGGAACCAAAGTCGATCGCATGGGCTTTGAGTCTGTCAACGACGCTAAAGAATTTGTAGAGTCCTACACAAACGTTGAAAACTTCAGCATCCATGGGCAATCGCCCCACATGTTCCATTATACATGGATCAACGATACGTTCACCGGTGATGTTCAATACGACCCAACAAAGATCAGAGTAGCTTACATCGATATCGAGGTTGCTTCTGATGACGGGTTCCCTGAGCCTGAAAAAGCAGATAAAGAAATCACAGCTATTTCGATGAGGTTCAGAGATGAAACATTTGTGTTTGGTTGCGGTGATTACAAATCATCTTCAGAACATGTTAAGTATGTAAAGTGTACTGATGAAGCTTCTCTGATATCATGGTTCATTAAATCTTTTGCTGCAGTTTCTCCTGATGTAATCAGTGGCTGGAACGTTGAAAACTTTGATATTCCCTACATCATCAACCGATCCAATCGTCTGCTTGGTGAAGAAGAAACAGCAAAGCTTTCTCCATGGAACATCATTAACACTCGTCGTGTTAGTCGTGGTAAAGTCAACGGTGAATCTGAGGTCTATGAAATCTTAGGTGTATCCACACTCGACTATCTTCCTTTGTATCGTAAGTTTACGTATACGAATCAAGAATCATATAAGCTTGATCATATTGCTTTATTGGAACTCGGTGAGAAGAAACTTGACTATTCTCAATACGGTAACCTAAATGAGTTGTACAAGCAAGACTATCAACTCTTCATCGATTACAATGTTAAAGACGTAGATTTAGTTATACGTCTCGAGGATAAGCTTAAGCTCATCGAGTTGGTTTACGCCATGGCTTACTCAGCTAAAACCAACTATACTGATACATTTGGTGTAGTTAGGCTCTGGGATATTATCGTACATAACTTCTTGATTAATCGTAACATCGTCATAACACCAAAAGATAACATCCCTGAGATCCCATATAAGATGGCTGCTTCGTCTGAGGATCCAATTACAGGTGAAGTGACTGACTATGGATCTTTTACTGGCGCTTATGTCAAAGCACCACAGGTAGGATTGCATAACTGGGTCGTATCGTTTGACTTAAACAGTCTCTACCCACACTTGATCATGCAGTACAACATCTCGCCTGAGACGTATTACTCACAGTGCAAAGGCAACATCGATGTTGATAGCTTCTTAAATGGTGAAGCAAACAACTGGGATACGGATCTAATCAAGACAGCAAACCGCTGCATCTTTGTTCGTGACAAACAAGGTTTTCTTCCTGAGTTAATGCAACAGTACTATGACATGCGTACTGTGTATAAGAAGAAGATGATCGAGGCCCAAAAGCAATATCAAAAAGATAAGTCTTATGAGCTTGAAAAGGAAATATCGAAATACAATAATCTTCAGCTAGCGTTTAAGATCATGTTGAATTCAGCTTACGGTGCGCTTGGTAATCAATACTTTAGGTATTACCAATTGGCCTTAGCCGAATGCATCACCCTATCTGGCCAAGTAACGATTCGTTGGATCGAAGACAAGATGAATCAGTACTTGAATAACTTACTCAAGACTCAGAACCAAGACTATGTTCTCGCTTCAGACACCGACTCAATCTACCTATGTCTTGATAAATTAGTTAAGCATGTATTCAAAGACGAAGACGATAAGAAAAAGATCGTGGACTTCCTTGACAAAGTTTGTAATGAAAAGCTCGAACCATACATTGATAAGTGTTACCAAGAACTAGCTACCTACACGAACGCTTATTCTCAAAAGATGAAGATGAAGCGAGAATCAATTGCAGACAAGGGTATCTGGACAGCAAAGAAACGATACATCTTGAATGTGTATGATTCAGAAGGTGTTAGGTACGCTCAACCAAAGTTAAAGATCATGGGTATCGAGGCAGTCAAGTCTTCCACCCCTATGTCTTGCAGAGAATCGATTAAGAATGCTTTGAAGATCATTATGACTAAAGACAATGAGTCTTTGATCGAATACATCAAGCAATTCAAAACAGAGTTTCTGTCAATGCCGTTTGAAGACATTGCTTTTCCTCGAGGATGCAATGGATTGAATAAATATAGAGACAAAGGTGGGATCTATAAAAAAGGAACGCCGATTCATGCAAAAGGTGCATTGATCTACAATCACTTTGTAGAAAAGCACAATCTGTCTAAAAAGTATCAATCGATTAGTAACGGGGATAAAATCAAATATTGCTATCTTCGTTTTCCTAATCGTTACAACATTGAAGTTATTTCTTGCCCAGGAACACTTCCTCCAGAATTTGATTTGTCTTGTTTGATTGATTATGATACTCAATTTGAAAAAGCATTTCTTGAACCATTGAATGGAATTCTGGAAAAGATTGACTGGGTTGCAGAAAAGAACCATATCGCAACTATCGAGGATTTCTTCCAATGAGACAAGTAGATAATTTTGATGATGATTTTGGTTTTTCACTATTAAGTGAAGATGAACTAAAGAAAAGAGAAGAAGATGCAGCAGCTCAAGCTGCACAGTACGCTGCAACCAAAGCAGCTGAAGCGTTCAAGCAAGAGTTTGAATTTGAAATCAATAAGACTTCTGAATACTATCAAGGAAGACTCAAGCAACTATACGACGCCATCATGCCTCTTCTTGTTAATTTGTCTAAAGACAACGACAAGGCTTACATCTATTGGCCTAATCGACAAGAAAAGATACAGAAATTTGTTAACAAGATAAAGGCACTAGCTGAGCAATGATAAACGTAGTAGCTTTAGTTACAGCAATAGCTATCTCCATCATAGCAGCTTATTATTCTATCATCGGTCTAACCACTATATTTGCTGCAGCATTTTGGCCAGTCGTTATCATGGGATCTTTTCTTGAATTAGGAAAGATCGTTACTACTAATTGGCTTTATAGCAATTGGGAAATTGCTCCTAAATTTATCAAAGTTTATTTGATGACGGCTATCTTTATCTTGATGTTCATAACATCTATGGGTATCTTTGGATACTTATCTAAGGCACACATAGAACAAACAGTGTCACAGGGTGATAACACCGATAACATCGAACTGATTGAACAGAAGATCGAGTTTGAACAAGATAAGATCAATGATTCCAAACTTGTGTTAAAGCAGCTCGATGCATCTGTACAAAGACTTGTAGACAACGATCGTATTCGTGGTTCAGATGGAGCCATAGCGATAAGAAACTTACAAAAACAAGAAAGAAAAGATTTAACTGAAACTATAGAAAATAGTATGAAAGTTATATCTGACTATAAGATGGAAGCAAATGTACTACAAAAATCTAAACGTCAGATGGAAGCTGAAATAGGTCCATTGAAGTACATAGCCGAATTGATATATGGTGATGAAGCAAAAGATCATTTTGAAAGCTCAGTAAGAGCTGTGATCATATTGCTAGTATGTGTATTTGACCCATTAGCTATAGTGTTGTTACTTGCTGTGAACGTATCAATGACTCAGAAAAAGAAGTTTACTTTAAAACAGCAAGATAGTATAATGGAGATAGTACGGAGTTCTATAAATAACATTCGATCGAAATGAGGTATACATGACGACATTTCTAAAAAACTTATGTGAGCAACTCAAAGATGAAGACACAAACATCGTCGCTGATGGACAAGGTTCTGCGGAGTTTAGTGGATGCATTGATTCTGGTTCTTTTATTCTCAATGCTGTTCTTAGCGGGAGCATATACGGCGGCGTTCCTAACAATAAGATTACTGCTTTCGCCGGTGAATCGGCTACTGGAAAAACGTTCTTTGTTCTAGGAATAGTTAAGTCTTTCCTCGACGCTCATCCTGAAGCTGGTGTCATGTATTACGATACAGAAGCAGCTGTGACCAAACAGATGATGGAGGAGCGCGGTATCGATACCAAGCGCGTTATCGTTGCTGAGATGGATACCATTCAGCGGTTTAGAACCCACGCACTAAAGACTCTTGATTTTTATGAAAAGACTGGTAAGGATCGTCCTCCGTTCATGATGGTCCTTGATTCACTCGGCTTATTGTCAACAACTAAAGAAATGGAAGACACCGCTGAGGGTAAAGAAACACGTGACATGACAAAGGCTCAGGTTATCAAGGCAGCTTTTCGTGTGCTGACTCTCAAGTTGGCCAAAGTCAAAGTACCATTGTTGGTTACCAATCACGTCTACGCTGCCGTAGGATCGTATGTTCCTACCAATGAAATCTCAGGTGGATCGGGTTTGAAATATGCAGCATCAACCATTGCAATGCTTTCAAAGAAGAAAGACAAGGATAGTAACAACGATGTGGTCGGTAACATCATCAAGGTCAAGATGCACAAGTCAAGGTTATCAAAAGAAAATGGACAGGTAGAAGTACGCCTGTCATATGATAAGGGACTCGACAGGTATTACGGTTTACTCGAATTAGCGGAAAAGTATAATATAATCAAGAAAGTATCAACTAGGTACGAGATGCCTAATGGTACTAAGTTGTTTGGTAAAGAAATTAACACCAATCCAGAAAAATACTTTACTGAAGATCTCCTAAAGATTCTCGATGAATGCGCTAAGAAAGAATATTCTTATGGCCAGGGTTATGAAGAAATTGGAGAAATGAATGACGATCGAGAAGACGATACTATCTAATCTCCTCTTTAATGAGGAATATACTCGTAAAGTTCTACCATTCATTAAAGATGAATACTTTCGTGATCATAGCGACAAGCTTACATTCAAGCTAATTCAAGAGTATATCAACAAATATAATGCTCTTCCATCAAAGGAAGCATTGAATATTGATTTACAAAACAAAACAAATGTAAGTGAAGAAACGTATAAACAAGCTATCAATATCATTGAGAGTTTGAAATGTGATAAAGATACAAACAGTAAGTGGTTGACTGAGCAAACTGAAAAGTTCTGTCAGGATCAAGCATTATTCAATGCTATCTCTAAGTCAATTCAGTTGATCAATGGAGACACTAAGCAAGATATATCTAAAGGCGCTATTCCTGAATTGCTGTCGACGGCTTTATCTGTATCGTTTGATACCAACATTGGCCATGATCTGGTTGATGATTGGGAACATCGATATGACATGTATCACACACGTGAAACTAAGATACCTTTCAACTTAGAATACTTTAATAAGATCACTAAAGGTGGACTGAGTAAGAAGACTTTGAACATTTGTCTTGCTGGCACAGGTGTAGGTAAGAGTATGTTCATGTGTCATTGCGCTGCAGGTAACCTCCTTGACGGTTTGAACGTTCTATACATAACTCTTGAGATGGCAGAAGAAAAGATTGCTGAAAGAATCGATGCAAACTTGATGAACGTAGCTATTGATGAGTTGTCTGAGCTTCCTAAAGATGTATACCAGAAAAAGATTGATAAAATAAAGAGTAAAACAGTTGGTAAGCTTATCATCAAGGAGTACCCAACGGCTTCAGCCGGTGCAAACAATTTTAGGTACCTATTGAATGAGCTTAGATTGAAGAAGAACTTCAAGCCAGATATCATCTATATCGACTACTTGAACATCTGCAATTCATCCAGGCTTAAGGTCGGATCCAATGTTAACTCGTATCTATATGTTAAGGCAATCGCCGAAGAACTTAGAGGTCTTGCTGTTGAGATGAACTTGCCAATCGTTAGTGCTACACAAACAAATAGAACTGGGTACACAAACTCAGATGTGGGGCTTGAGGACACATCTGAATCATTTGGCTTGCCAGCAACAGCTGACTTCATGTTTGCCATCATAACTAATGAACAGTTGGCTAATCTTAATCAATTGCTTGTAAAGCAACTTAAGAATAGATACAGTGATCCAAACATTAATCGAAAGTTTATCGTAGGTGTTGACAGATCTAAGATGAAGTTGTATAACGCAGAAGCAAGTGCTCAACGTGATATCGTTGATGATACACCACAAGCAAAAACTAAATTTGATAAGTCGGTGTTTGAGGGGTTTACATAATTGTATGTACATGTTACAATACAAAAAAATAAATTATAAGCTAATCACATGAATATATTTTTTCTTGACGCTTCTCCAGAAATTTGTGCGCAACAGCACTGCGACAAACATGTGCTTAAGATGATTATCGAGTACGCACAGCTTCTATCGACTGCTCACCGCGTGATTGATGGAGAAGTTTATACTCACATCACCGACAAAAAACATAAGATTAAGCGATGGAAGCTTAATGATGATCGTGATCAGATCCTTCATCTTGCTGCTCATGTCAATCACCCATCTAATATCTGGACTAGGTCTTCAACAGCATCTTACACATGGCTATATAGTATGTGGAGACACTTATTGAAAGAATATACATATCGGTATGAGAAGCAGCACAGCAACGAGCGATTGATCTTTGCATTAGCTAATCCTCCTCAGGGACTGACATTTGATAAGTGGATCAATCCTCCTAAAGCTATGGATGACATCTATAAAAAAGATGATGTGATTGAAAGTTATCGTAACTTCTACATCAACAGTAAGAGTCGATTTGCTAAATGGACAAGGCGAGATATACCAGAGTGGTACATCCAGGGAATGTTTGTGTCTTCAGCAAAAGTTTATAGCCTAAATGATTGATGTAGATATAATCAATTGTAGATCTAAAAAAAAGATAGAACTTTATGATACTGCAATTAGATTTTTCTACAATAAGTTATTGCCTAAAGTGAATAACATAGAAATAAATCTATGTCTAGAAAACAACATAGAATCAGATGCGTTCTGTACACAAATTGAACCAAAGTGTTTTATAATAGAGTTATACAAAAAGCTTCCAATCACAGAACAGTTGAAGTGTATTGCTCATGAGATGGTGCATGTAAAACAGTTTTTTCGTAGGGAATTAAGATGTGTAGGTCATATGATCATCTGGAAGAATCAAACATTCTCAGCCGAGACATTATCTAGACATAATGTAACTCGTAATTCATATGATGAATATATAAATATGCCATGGGAAAGAGAAGCATTTCTCAAAGAAGAATTACTTTTTAATGAATTTATAATTGAAAATGAAAGGAAGGTTAGATCATGTTTATGACTGAAAATATTGTACCAAAAGTTACATTTAAGACTCGTGTTCGTGATGAATCGATTGGCGGTCCTAATCCTTATCGTTGGCAAGATGTAGATAGCCACGATTTGTTTCGTGGTAAGAGAGTTGTAGTATTCTCTCTTCCTGGTGCATTCACTCCTACCTGTTCCACCATGCAAGTTCCCGGTTATGAATCTAACTATGATTTGATTCGTAGTCATGGTATTGATGAAGTATATTGCATTAGTGTAAACGATGCTTTTGTGATGAATGCATGGGCAAAGCAACAGAACATTCAAAATATCAAGATGATTCCAGATGGGTCTGGTATTTTTACTCGTAGAATGGGAATGCTAGTCGATAAAGATAATCTAGGATTTGGTATGCGTTCATGGAGATATTCTATGGTTGTTGACAATGGTGTTATTCAAAAAATGTTTGTCGAACCAGGTTGTGTTGATAATTGTGAATCAGATCCTTATACTGTAACTGATCCTCAAACAATTTTGACTTATCTAGGAAGTAATTCTAAGTAAACAAATCCCCGGTAGTTCAGCTGGTAGAACGGTGGACTGTTAATCCATATGTCGTAGGTTCAAGTCCTACCCGGGGAGCCATTTAATAATATGAATTTTAGCGATATAGTAAAAGTTCCATATACTACAATCCCTCGTATGCAAAAATACGAGGGAGATCTTTTGGTCCAGCCAGCTTCTCAAATTCATCTTAATGAAAAAAGAAAAGAGTTGTTGTGGGAAAAATCATTAAAGAACATTGATCCTAATTTTGGTTTGTCTTTTGCTTCTGACTTAGCTAGAGCAAGAAAACTCATCAAAAAAACATCAAACATTTTAGGTTTCGGTAATATCAATCACATCGTTGAACTGTGTTCTAATATACAAGAAGACTTGGTGATAATGGATCATGGCAGGATCTCAGCAGCATGTGTTTGTTTTCCAAGTGGCTGGAATCCTTTCACAGCACAAGGTAAAACACTGGAGCAAATTCATGCTCCAGTTGCAGATGGCGATACACTCCGTAAGATGAGTGATAAGCTTTCACATTTAATGTGTGGAGAGCACCGGTATCATCGTTACGTATGGACTGTGACCACTAATAAGTATCTTAGTGCTCATCCATTCTATAAAAGAAGTCCTGCATCATCCATCAATGACCTATGGTTCAGACAAGAACATCAGATAACTTTTCCAATTCAAAAGAATTACACGTCTGGGTTTTTAATCGATGTTAGTGTTTGTCCCTTGACTTTTTTATCCAATGAACAACAAGAACTAATTCGTAAATCCATAAATAGCATGTCTGACAATGTTTTAAAGTATAAACATTTAGAAGACATAAAGCTTTTAATAAACACAAATTAGTAGTAGGAGATGTCTATGCTAATGCAAAGAGAATATAATTTTTACGAGGTCGATAACATGAATACGTTGCAAGCTATGTACCAAATGGTATGCAATGGATATACTGAAATTGAAAAGAAACTTAAGAACATCATAGCAGAGAATGAGTATCTAAAGCGAAAGCTTCAAGAACAAAACAAAAATTTGCATCCATTCATGGATTAACATTATTATTTTCGAGATGTTATGTTTGAGCAGTGTAAAGCAGTAAAGCGTCGATTTCATATCGGCGCGTTTCATAATAGATATTTTAATTGAGGAAACTATGACAAAACCATTAAAGATAGGAATCATTCAACTGAGAGGAGCAGGAGATTGTTTAATCGCTGCTCCTATAGCAAAGTATCTATTCAATAAAGGAATGGAAGTTCATTGGGTTATAGATGAAAAGTTCTATAAGGCATTCAAATATGCATTCCCATATGTTAAGTTTCATTCTCTTTCAGTAGAAGAAAAATCCATTCAATCAAATATCAGAAACCCATATTGGTTTGAAACTCCACACAAGATGTTGATTGAAGATGCTGGTTGTGATGAAGTAATTTGTTTTCCATACGAAGAAACACTTCACTTCGATAAGATCGGGTTGCCATCACGCTTAATAGATCCAGTTGCTATTCGTGCTAAAGACTTAAGATTGGCGTTTCATACAACATTTGATCAATTCAAGTATGCAGTAACGAATGTTCCGTTTGAAGAAAAATGGAACTTAGACATGAGAAGAAATTTGAAAAGAGAACAAGAGTTCTTTGATAAGATCATAGTCAACAAAGACAAACCATATGTTGTGACTCATTTGTCTGGCGCAATGGGAAGAATTGAATTCAGTCTAAACACAAAATCATTTATTGAAAGCATAGGATTGATGGACCATGAAATAATCAATATCACGCCAGTTACAGATAATGTGTTTGATTGGACAACCATCATTGAAAAATCAGCATGTTTTATAGGAATAGATTCGTTTTATGTAAACTTAGTCGAACAGATGAATATGAAGATTCCTAAGTTCTTTATAAGAAGATCACCACTCAATTTTACTCCAGTATTAAGAAATAATTGGGATTTTTTGCCAATAAAACTAGCATCAGATGAACCACACGAATTAAAATTTTAAAGGATAAATAATATGAAATCAAACGAAAATTACAAAATGAGTAAGCCACTAAAAACACAGCTTAACATGATGCTAACGAACGAGCAGAAGCCGATTCACCAAGAATTATTTGTTGAAGCTGAATTTCATCACTTAAATATGAAGAAGAGAATGGCAGTAAAGGTTATAGCTGAAACAGAAGAAGAATGAAGAAAAAGAAACCTGCACACAGATACAAAGAAAAACAATGTCCTGTGTGCGGCGTCTTGCATAAGAAGAGATGGCAGTGCTGCAGCTTAAAGTGTGGCATAGAGTTCAGGTCTTTAACACCACCTACCCAAGAAGCTGTCAGAGCTAGAGCAGAAGGTGTAAGGAGATGGAAATATACCGATAGAGGTGAGGCTACAAATACTAATTTGAAACAATATATGAATGATGATGATTTTGCTTTACCGCCCGAACAGCATGATAATGATTATTTTCTAGAGGATGGAGATATCTGGAGTCCCGCTAATATATAAATAAGAATAAACTAGTGGACATCACATGGCTAAGACTCTAAAGGCAATAAAAGAACACTTCATCGATCTAATCTCAGAAGTTACGATTGATGGTCGTACCGGAGAGATTGAAGACGATAATAGTTCACGAAATAAGAGTCTTCAGCAAACTCCAAAAAATATCAAGTCGCCTAAGCAGCAACCTAACTTAAATCAGCAGAAGCAATTGCCTCCTCCTGAAAAGAAACAGTTAGCTCCTGTTTCTAAAGCCATAGCCAATCCCAGCCGAATTCCAGTTGTAGTTCGTACCACCAGCTTACCTACTGCTGTGGAAAAGAAGCCTGAAGAAAAGTACATGGGTAAGATTCAGCCTGAGAAAAAGCCTGAGTTAGCTAAACCTGAAGTCAAGCCAACACAAGAACCACAAAAGAAGCCTGAAGTCAAGCCAACACAAACACCCGAGAAAAAGCCTAGCGTTGACGCTCAAAAGACTTCTACCATCGCAAAACCAAAAGCCAAACCCACTCCCAGTGTCCCGCTAAAAACAACAAAACCAACAAAGAAGAACGATCATATTGTGAAGACGGGTGAAACACCTAAAGAAACTCAAAGAACAAGCAAAGACGATTCATCTTTGCTCAAGGGGATTCTTCGTGGAGGCTCAGCGAGAGTTGGTGCTAGATACTCTGGCCCTGAGCACTTAATTAAACCGCCAACAGCTTAATCAAAACTCAGTGCCCAACCAAAGGCATGGTCGGTTTTGTTTCTAGGTGCTGGTTGTATCTACTTTTCTTCTTAACTTCTTTTGTCTTCTTAGAATCTTGAGCACCAGAAGGTGTTGGGATAGTTGAGAGGTCAAGAGGTCCCATGACAGCAGGTGATACACCAGCAAACTCTAGAAAAGTCTTGAGCTTCTGGCCAGGAGTATCTTTCTTGTAGGTGTTCACGAGGGAGGTAGTGGCTTCTTCTCTTTTCTTTGGATCTTTTATCATAACATACCTGTTTACTTATTTTTATTTCTTATTTATAATCTACTCATAATGATGGTGTGGAGGTAACTATGGGCTACGATGATCGTGATGATGGTCAACAGCAACAAGAAGAGGAAGCCTTCTTCTTCCATACGTTGGCCGATGTAAACGAGTTGCTCGCGAGCTTTGGCCCGAGTAACTTCTTCTATCACCTGTTTGAGCAGTACCCTGAGCTCAAGAAGGTAGCTAGGGAGTACGTCTAATGGAAGTTCTCAAGGAAACGACTGAGTGGTCAAACAACGTACAGAACAACACCTATGTTCTGTCTGGTGGAAGGTTGGTAGCCTACATGAGCAAACTGACTGGTGAGTTCAGGGTCTTTTCTAAACCTCTTCATTTTGATAAGAACTATCGTACTTTCGAGCAGGTCCGCGGGTCTGTGCTCGAAGACATAGTCTTGTCGATGACGATCTGATGGTGTACTTATTTTCATATATTGATTAGTATCTACTTGTAATTGATAAACAACTGGAGATTATAACATGGCACATATGATTGAAACGATGGCTTACGCTGGCGAAACCCCTTGGCACGGTCTTGGCACGAAGGTTCCTGCTGACTTGTCACCCGACCAGATGCTTAAGAAAGCCGGCCTTGATTGGTCGGTACGTAAGGTCCCTGCCTTTGCAGAGGTTGCTGGCAAGAAGGTCGCGGTTGGTAAGTCCGCGCTTGTTCGTGACTCTGACGACCGCATCCTTGATGTAGTGTCCGATGACTGGAACATCCTTCAGAATGAGAAGGCGTTCGAGTTCTTCCATGACTTCGTGGCTGCAGGCGACATGGAGATGCACACCGCTGGATCCCTTCGCGATGGTCAGCTGGTCTGGGCACTCGCCAAGGTGCACGATGGTTTCACCCTCTTTGAAGGTGATACGGTTGAGAGCTACCTGCTCTTCAGCAATCCCCATAAGTATGGCTGGTCCATCGATGTACGATTCACGCCTATCCGAGTAGTCTGCAACAACACTCTTACTCTTAGTCTTAACACCGCGAGTAAGAACATGGTCAAGGTATCTCACCGCCGTGAGTTCGATGCCGACATGGTCAAGGAAACCCTTGGTGTTGCTAAGGAGAAGCTGGCCAAGTACAAGGAAATGGCCCAGTTCCTGGGTAGCAAGCGCTATACCGATAAGAGTCTGGTCGAGTACTTCAAGCGAGTCTTTCCTGTCGTCGGTGGTCCGGACAAAAAGAAGGAGATGTCCATTTCTGCAAGCAAGGCACTTGATGTGATCAACACTCAGCCGGGTGCCAACTTTGCTGAGGGTAGTTACTGGAGCGCCTTCAATACGGTGACGTTTATGATTGATCATAAGCTTGGCCGGAACCAAGACACTCGACTCTCCAATGCTTGGTTCGGTAATGGTAAGAAGATCAAGAACGACGCTCTTGAGACTGCTATCGAAATGGCACAGGCTGCATGAACCGGAGACGAATGCTAGAGATAGCTGAGGGTATTGAGGCGGCGGGGATCATTGTCCTCGCCGTTCTCGCCGGGGCTGCACTAATTAAATACATACTGAGTTAACTATGGATACAGATACACCGACTCTTATCAAAGCTCTTAGGATCTTAGTAGAAGACATTCAGTCAGACGACGGTGTAGCTAATGCATGCATTGCTGAAGCAGCCGATCGTCTGCAGTCTCTATACGATGAGAACATTGCATTGAGCCGTCTTGTAGATAAATATTTGTTTGAAAAAACTAGTCCTTCTGACGAGCCCTAGTGGGCGAAACTATTGTTCCTTTGAGGTCTTGGTCGTTACCAGCGTAGCAAAAACGGCGTCAGGAACAATAGTCAAGGACACGCACGAAGACCTTATGGTGTATTCGTGACGCGGGGAAATACCCAGGAATTACTTGTGATTGAAGTTGGAGTCCGGACTCTTCCCATAAAGCAAGTAATTGAACCATACCTATTTACTTTAATTCATATAATGAATAAAATGTATTCACATCATGAATGGAAAACAATCAATGAGTGACACTACTATCTTGACAGAAGAAGAAATTGAGCGTATTGTCGAGAAGCATATTGAGGCTTTGGACCGCAGGCTCATGAATAATGACATGACACAACAAGAATATGAAGAAGCCGTTGTCATTGTTGACAAGTGGGCTTCGATTGCCATGAAGCAACGTAGGCATTTCACATGAACAAAATTGATCCACGAGATGAACTCACTCTATGGGTCGGTGCGACACGATATTACATGGGGCGCATGACCTACGCTGTGGCTAACTTCTGCAGTCTTTTGAATGATTCGTGGAATGAACTCGGCGAAAACACCAAGGCAATCATCCAGCGCGACATTGAAGAGGAATTTGTGCGGGACGATGAGTCTCGCAGGCTGGGAGATTCTTTTCATCCACTCGGGCATGATTGTGACCGCAAGGCTTGGGAACATGTGAGGAAACTATGGAATACGATACCTTAATCCAGATTTTGGAACAAAGCGTTAAGCGTCACGGCGAGAAACCTCTGACCAATAAATGGTTGCTGAATATCTTGCGAATGGCTGAAAATAAAGAAATTGAAGATGACCGCATTAGTTATTTTCATTCAGGAATTGATGACTGAATCTTGTAAAATTATTAGGAGGGCGACATGAGCGGCGGACACTTTAATTATAAACAATACGAAATCGGCATCATTGCTGACGAAATCGAACGGTACATTCTGAGGTGTGAAAACAAGGTTCCTAAGGATTGGGGCGAAGATGATGAGAACGGTAAATACGTTCCTTATGTTCACGAGGAACCAGAAGAAATCCTGAATAGAATGAAAGAAGGATTGATGTATCTGAGAAAGGCTTTCATTTTCGCTCACGAAATTGATTACTATCTTTCTTGCGATACTGGTCCTGAATCTTTTATTGAAAGATTAGAAGAAGAATTGTGTAAACTGGAGAATGGTGATGAACGAGCGAATGATTGAACTCATCGAACAAGCTGGTATGTATCGTGATAAATTTGGTATGTTCTTCAGCAAAGACAAACATAATGAAGATGGTGTAGACTTAGAAAAGTTTATTGAATTGCTCATGCGAGTGATATATGATGAAATAAAAGAAGAACTAATTCCAGATGAGTTAGTTGACATAGAACCCGATAGCTTTAATAGGCAATACCTTAAAGGTTGTAATGGCGGTATTACCGATGCATTATATATTGTCAAGAATTTTGGAGTAGACATTGATGAACTATGATGATCTTTTGTCGAAGTGCCAAGGTTTTCTATCTCCTGAAGATTATATGAGATTGTGTGGGCTTATCGTTCGTGAAAAAGAACGGAGTGAGCGGATTAAGGAATTGAATGAACTTGCACTTGAAGAGATGGTTGCGATAAATCAGAAACTTGGATTGTATGATGAGTATTGATTCACCAGTTGATACGCTGCATCGGTGTATCGCTCACGCATGTTACAAGGGGTTTCCTGAAATTGAGTATGAAGATAGAGATTGGTCTATTACTGACAAGAAAGTTTTTGTTACAAAAACTCGACCGCACAGTGAACGAGATATCACGGTTCAAGCAATGTTTCCACAGACATGGAGCTCAACCGCACTCGGCTTTGGTGGTCTAGGTGGTCAGGCTATGACTTCCGCCTATACTGTGGTGATTGAATCGCAATATGCAGGATATCTAGTTTACTTTGGTGGCAGAATGGCTTATAATATCATAAGAGCGAATGACCAGTTTTTTAAGGACATTGCAGAGTGCAGAATGCACGAGGTCAAAGGAGCCAAGGAAAAATATGAACGATGAAGATTACGATGTAGTTATCGATGTTCTTAAGAAACATATTAAGGTGTTGTCCGATATGGACCGAGGAGAATCATCATTCGGCATCATGACTCAGATTCGATTGGAACAGATTGGGCAAATGAACAAGGCTATTCGTATTTGGAAGAAGTATAAAGATGAAAACCTATAAACAGGAAATCATCGAGAATGCAATCTCAGGATTGAAGGATGGAGGATATCCTTTTCCAGAATCTTTGATTCCTCTATTTACTTTAATCTATCAATCGGGGTATAATGAGTGTATCAGAAACATTAAAGAAAAGAATGTTTCCGGGTATAGTGATATAATCAGTGATGGTGGAATGGACCCAAGATGAGACCTGAAGAAATCGAGGAGAAATGAAAATGGCTAATGTAATTATTGATGGTATTGAGTACGCGCCGGTTGTTCGTGCTGCGGGCACGCGCGCGGTTGTGGTTGTGGATCGCGGTTGGATCTTTGCAGGCGATGTGACGCGCGAAGGTAATCGAATCTTCTTGGACAACGCGGTATGGGTTTTCAGGTGGGAGTCGATTGGATTCGACGGTGTGATCGCAAATCCAAAAGACGACAACGTAACTCTTCGGAAGATGAAGAACAGGGTCGAGATTCCGGCTCAGTCTGAAATTTTCTCAGTGCCCGTGTCGGACGACTGGGGAGTGTGATGAACTTCCTACCGGTAGGAAACGGTTTCGGCTCCGGCTCCAACTCCAGCTACGGCTACGGCGATGGCTACGGCGATGGCTATGGCTATGGCTACAGCTACGGCTCCGGCTACGGCTCCGGCGATTGCTACATCTCCGGCTCCGGCGATGGCTCCGGCTGGCCGGGTCCCAAGGCTCCGGATACGGCGATGGCTATGGCTACGGCTACGGCTTCGGCTTCGGATACAGAACGCCGGAGATTTTGAGGAGAAGAGAATGAGACCTGAGGAAAGCGTGATGAACTTCCTACCGGTAGGAAACGGTTTCGGCTACAACTACAACTCCGGCTACGGCTCCGGCGATGGCTACGGCGATGGCTACGGCGATGGCTACGGCGATGGCTACGGCGATGGCTACGGCGATTGCTACCTCTCCGGCTCCGGATACGGCGATGGCTATGGCTACGGCTCCGACTCCGACTCCGGCTCCGGATACGGATACGGAACACCAGAGATTTTGAGGAGGAAAGAATGAGACCTCAAGAAATCAATCGTAATATCAATCTTGCCTTTAAGAGATTTTCTCGTCGCGGAAATCCGTTTCATTTTGTAAAATGCAAAAAGCATCTTGAGAAGAGATTGGAATGGTTTCGTGCTACTGACCCAGAAGAAGTTGATGCTATTCCACCTTTCATACCCGATGGTGATGTGACGCCACACCTCGAATATATTTCGGACCGATGGAACTGTGTCAGCAGAATTAAATTTTTATTGAAGGTGGCAGAAAAATATGAATGAACGAATTAGAGAACTCTGTAGATTAGCTGATGTCCATATTCTTCCAGATGATTCCGAATATGGACACTGTATCATTGGTTTAGAAAAGTTCGCTGAACTGATTATCAGAGAAATTCTTTCATATGCTCAAGATGGTGATTTAGATTTTATGAAATTTATGATCAAAAAGAATTTTGGAATTGAAGAATGATTGATGATTATGAAAAGTATCTCGATGAGGATGGGTATCCTACCGAAGAGGCTCTGAACCTAATTGATAATTGGGACATGGATAACATCGATGGGCTTTTTATATTCCTTAAGAATCTTTGGTGGTCACCTGATTGGGGATGGAAAGAAGAGGAAGAAGAATCGAATGATAGAAAAATTAAGATTTATTCTATTTCCACCGGTGGTTGGTCAGGTAATGAAGAGTTGATTCGGCATCTTAAAAAGAAAGAATTATTCTGGGAGATGTGTTTATTGTCCTATCGTCGTGGTGGGCATTATCAATTTGATGACCGTTATTGGAAATATGTAAGATGAGATATTATAGTTATAATGAATTCACCGATGACCTTGAGGGAGAAGTGATTACTCTATCGGAAGAAGATATAAGAAAAGATTACTATCCTTATTGGTATTCCAAAATGTGTGAACGATTCGGTAAAGAACATGTGGATGCCAATTATTCTTTTGAGGATGCATTGGATGATTGGGTTGTAGTTAATTGGGCATGGGAAGTTAAGGAGTAAATAAAATGGTAGACAAAACTAGGTTCGATCTTGAACAGGAAATCATGAATTGCTGGCATATCGTTGATGATTTGCAAGTGCTCCTTGATAAGTGGGATAGTATTACTGAGGATGAAAAGCTAAACATCATTATTGGTTTGAGTAGTCTTTATCAATTGAAGTTTGATACAATGTTCAGAACGTTTGAAACTTGTATTCGTATGAAAGAGTTTAAACCTTCCTCTTATGAAGAAGCATTGAACAAAGAATATGCCGACGATGTGGCTAGAACGTATGGTCTTAAAGGAAACGACTGCATACAAGATTGTTAGGAGATAGAGTGAGACTGTTCTTTCTTTTATTCGTATGGATCGATTCATATGCATTCGATCAAGTCGTGCATATGAATGATAGAGGAACAGGAACCTATTACATAAAATCCATCATAGACTCGCATGAGGTGTCTCTACTCTTAGACACCGGTGCTTCTTATACCGTCTTAGATAAGAGCATCGTGTCAAGAATGAACCTCAAGCCTGTTAGGAAGATGGATGCATTGATGGCTGATGGTCGAAGGATGCACGTAACTGTGTACGTCTTACCAAGCATGACGATAGAGGGATGTACCATTTACGATACTGAAGTCGTCACGATGTCCAACACGATAAATATACTCGGAATGACGTCTATCAAAAAGATGACGCCACTCACGTTGTTGGGCCATGACGACGTAAAGTTTAATTGTCACTAGGAGGAAAGCATGAAGCTTCTTATTCTTCTTATCGTATTAGGCGTGCTAAGCATGGCATGTAAACATGTCGACCATCCGTCTCGCCCAATCTATAAGTCCCACAACCGCTTCCATAAGTAGTGTACTTATTTTGATGCGTTATGTACAATGGTCTTACAATGAGCAAACAACGAGGTTAATATGCTAATTGAGATGATTGAATTTGGACAGCTGCCCAACTTTACAATGTTGGAAAAGTTGAGTATGCTCAAGGAGTTGTTGCAGGAGAATACGTGTAAAGTTAAGTTCACTAAGGTCGATGGTACTGAACGAGAGTTCATCTGCACTCTTAATCACAACATCCTTAAGGAAACGTTCTTCAGCGACGGTCATAAACGTAAGACACCCGAGGAAACTGGTGTGCTTCCGGTATACCTTCCACAAACAAACGAATGGCGATCGTTCAGAGTCGATAATGTAATTTCAATCGAGGTGTGTGATGAAGCGTAAAGCATTGATGATTGATCCTCCCAGTGGTTGGAAGTATGGGTTTCCTAAGGAATTGACCGTCGATGGCACTCAGACTGTTACTGAGTGGTTGGTCGACAACGGGTATCCCCAAGCGTTGATTGACCACTTCGGTAACAACTTTCCATGTCGGCACTGGGAAGAAGAAGTAGATGTTGAAGAACCTCTTGCTAAGAGTGAAGAACATAAGCCCATGCCCTATGACAAGCTTGGGCCGGGTGAGGCCTACTGTGAAGGGTACGACTTCACTTAATCTTCCATTGTATCATATTTTGAAAAATAAGTACAGGGTGTACTTGATTTATCATAAATGGTAGTATTGCTCTATCAAATGGTTAACGGAGAATGATTATGCCTCGTGGAGTACCTAAATCCGGTTTTCGTAATATGAACAAGAAGAACGGTCCCGTCAATACCGTCTTCTCTGCAGCTCGCATGACTGCACCGGTGATTGAAATGACACGTGAGACCGACGATGAGATTGATTCGAAGCTGCGCACTCGCTTCGACATCATTGATATCATGAGCAAGTCGGCATGTCTCGGTACTACTCGTGCGCTTATCATCTCCGGCCCAGCCGGGCTCGGCAAGTCCTTCACTGTCGAAAAGGCGGTTGAAGCTTACGACCCGGCTGGGAAACGCTCTTGCCTCGTCAAGGGTTTCATGCGCCCCACCGGTTTGTACAAAACTCTGTACAACTATCGCAAGCCCGGTGACGTGGTTGTGTTTGACGACTGCGACAGCATCTTCTTTGACACCGATGCTCTTAACTTGCTCAAGTCTGCGTGCGACACCACCGAGAAGCGTAAGATTTGCTGGGGTGCTGAGACCCGCATGACTGACGATGAGGGTTCTCCTCTTCCTTGGTCGTTTGAGTTCGAGGGTAGCATCATCTTCATCACCAACTTTGACTTCGACTATGCCATCGAGACTGGTGGCCGGTCCAAGGAACACTTCGAGGCTATGATTAGCCGTGCACACTACATCGACACCGGTATGAAGTCGGTTCGTGACTACCTCATTCGTATCCGTCAGGTTGTCGACATGGGTATGCTCAAAGACCGTGGCTTCAATGCTGGTGAGCAGCGTGAGATTATGGACTACTTGTTTGCCAATGCCACCAAGCTTCGTGAGCTTACTCTGCGTATGGTTATCAAGCTTGCCTCGGTGTATCGCTCTAATCCTAATCGTTGGCAGGAAATTGCCAAAGTTACTCTCTGGAAGAACAACTGATGAACAATGGGGCCCACCAATTGATGACTGAGTTATTCAGGCGAGCAGTCGATGATGGCAAACGATTATTTCCTAATACAAATGAGTCAGCTGCATACGCTCTTAGTATCATGTCGGCGTGCATGGGAGTGGCTATGCAAGTTATCATGAGGAAGTGCGATGACACTGAACTGAGGATTCTTAAGAACATGTTCGAGGAAGTAGTCAAAAATGGTGAAGAGATGGCCAAGGCGGATCGAGGAAACTATGAAGAACAGCTATGACATCGTCGTGTTAGTCGCCGCACTCCTTTCCGCTCTTGGTCTTCTTACTCTTGTCTATGACTTAGCAGTGTTCGTCCATACGTTCTGACCCAGTGTACTTATTTTCATAAATTATGTACAATAGATCTACAATATGAAAAAAGGAACTGACATGTCGGCCATGATTAAGGTTACTATTGGAGACGAGAGGGGATATGCCGTCCTCTCCACCCACTACAGCACCATCGACCGCTGTCTAGATATGACCGATGCTAGGGTGGTGAAGGAACTCTGTGAATACCTGACGCCCACCATGCGCGAGGCTCAGATGCGGGTGAACGGAATCGATTATTACGTGGAGAAAATGTAATGTACATGGACCATACTCACCCCGATGCCTTCCTCGACTTGCCGAAGCTCGAGCCTTATCTCAAGTGGAACCTGATTCACGAGTGCCCGACCTGTAAGGGTCATGGCTACTGGAACCTGAAGACCAATGCTTATCCTCGCTATGAGAACCCGGCTGACCGGCACTTCAAGCAAGTATGCAGTACCTGCAACGGTTACGGCTACACCAACAAACCCAACCCCTGTGAGCATGACTGGTCTCATCGTGAGACGATCGGTAAGTGCCTCCACGAGGTGACGTGCAGTAAGTGCGGTAGCAAGATGCAGGTTGACTCTTCGGACTAGTGTACTTTATTTCATAAATTATGTACAATGGTCTCATAATCAAATGAGGACACGAGCATGATTGAGGACATCATTCAGAAGACCAACCAGGCCATGGTGCTTGAGCTGGACGAGAACTTCACAGCGGTTGAACCAGCCCATCTGGGTCTTGACGAAAGGTCAGCTCTGTGGATCTACCTCTCGAATGAAGGAATTGTGGTTCACAAGAATGATGACGGGATGCTGAACTACTATGGTGGCTTTGAGTACGTAGACAAGAAGAACCGTTACGAACTGGGGGACTGGGTCTTCTACTCAAAGAACGACGAGTACCTCGACTCCATCTATGAGCGATGGGAATCTCTGAAAAAAGAACCAGTGTACTTATTTTCATAATTAAAGTACAATGGTCTCATAATCAAACGAGGACACAAACATGTACAGTAGAGAGTTCAGCGACATCCGCGTGGGCAGGCTCTTCCACGTGGACGGGAACGACTACATCAAGCAGTCTAGCAGGACCGCTAGGATGCTGGCCAACGGGCGAGTGTTCTACTTCCGGCAGGACGACGTCGTCCATCCGATCGCGTGGTAGATCCTGTACTTATTTTCATAAATTATGTACAATGGTCTCATAATATGGAAAAGGGAATCAACATGACCAACCCCCGAATCAAAGAACTTGCCAAACAGGCTGGGCTTTATTTTTATGTGAACGGAAAACTTTATCCGCAAACCTTGTCTGCAGAAGAGAGTTGTGTAGCATATGAAAGATTTGCGGAGTTGATTGTCAAAGATTGCCAGCGAATTGGAGAATGAACATGACCAAACTCGAAACACTTGAACAGGAACTGTCGATGGTCAAGGCAAAGATCGCTGCCCTAATTGATATGAAGATGATATGTGCGAGCGTGGTTGGTGGCTGGCAGTCTAATCTCAAGGGGACGGATGAATTCTGGGGTCCGACCTTTCATAACATTCAGGACCTGTGGAGATGGCAGGAAGAGACTTATAATTCCTGGATCCGAAAGGAATTCGATGATGGTATCTGCAAGTCCACCTATAAGAGAATGGTGTCGGCAATGACTGAGCAATCGAACGAGGTGACAGCATGAATCCGCAACCGATGGACCATTTTGTTATTCGCTATGTGCCCGGTGGTATGGGATTGAGCCATAGCGCATGGTGGCTCTGTGAAAAGATCAATTGTGGCGATGGTACTTATTTTGACCGGCCTCAAAAATATCTCCGTAGGAGTGATTATAAATGAATGAACGACCAAAAACACTTCAACAGGAACTGTCCATGAAGACCATCGTCATCGGCGTGATGTCCCAGGAGCAAATCCGGGCAAGGGCGATCGCCATCGCCAAAGGCGAGTACAAGCCCAGGCCGGACGAGCCCAAGATCTGGTTCACGTCCATCAACATGAACCTGCAACCGATGACTCCTAATCCCCCATCAAACAACACGTACATCGTGGTCATCACACAGGATAACGAACAGGCCCGACTGACCTGCAACTCGATGGAAGAAGCGGTCCAGGCCCGACAAGCATTCATCAACTACGGCAAGTGCCAAGACGTCACCATCGAGAAGGCATGATATGAATGAGCAATATGCAAAGGTCCCATACATCCGAGTAACGACGATCGAGGATGGTATCAAGTATTCTATGAACCTTCCCTATACATCCCTACATAAAACTAAGTTCACGGAAGAGGAGAAGCTCATCATCATGACCCTGTACCATGAGGCCAACAACAAAACACTGTACAAGAACAGTGAACGAGTGGTCAACCATATCTCCTATGGGGTTGAGATACTATGAGGAGGAACACCCGTCCCGCTAAACACGTCCTGCTAGCGTGTCTTGCTAAACACCCGTCCTGCTAGCGTGTCCTGCTAGCACGCATGCAAGGGAGCCCACATGAACAACATAGTATACCTAAAAAACAAACCTAAGAAAACAATCGATATACACCACTCGATAGTCAAGTTGCTCATGGACAACTATCCAGTAGATAAGAATCAAGAAACAGATTTATCAAACCTGTATCATAGACATGAACATGAGGTATATGTATCTCATCTAGTATATGAGCTACTCATGGACGTAGAGAACGACAGGTTAAGGAACAGGATAACCTGATCTTGGTTTATCAGAGGGCAGATATAGTCAACGAGAGTGACTATAATGAGTGGCTGGATAAACTAGGCCAGATAGCCAGTATGGGCATCTGTTGACGGCTGGATGCTGGTGGGTGCTGGTAAAAGTCCATCATGATCAACGGGTTACAAAAGTCCATATAAATCAATGGGTTACGTAGGCCCACAGAAACCCTTCAGAATCAATGGGTTACACCACGGTACCCCAGGACCCACCCTGGCCCACAGAAACCCTTCAAAATCAATGGGTTACGTAATTCCATATAGATCAATGGGTTACACGACGGTACCCTAGGACCACAGAAACCCTTATAGATCAATAACATAGACAAAACCTTTTAGAATCAACCACTTATGCCCGGGAGTGACCCAGGGCCGGGACTGGTCAAAAAGTGACCACCCATGACCATACTGCCCAATATTACCCCATTTACAAAAATATGTAAAACCTGTTTACATATTTTATTATATGATATAAGATGGTATTGCCTGGGACTCGGGCCGCATCGATAGGCCCATAGGTTTCAATCGCGCAGGGCCCCCGTCCATCCCGGGATACTCCCCATCGACTGAGTCACTTTCGCCATCCATTGGCAGCAGTCACACTATGAGTATATGGTACCAAATATGATAAAATAAGTACACAACACCTAAGTGGTTGATCTATAAGGGATTGTACTAAGTGGTTGATTTGTAAAGAAAAAATGATGGTGTACTTATTTTCATATAATGATATAATGGATCCATCAAATGAAAAAGGGTAACAAAATGTATACGAATGAATATGATTTTAATTTTGAGTTGGGCCTGGGTGAGTTCCTGGAGACCCTGGAAAAGTATAATGCCCGGGTGGTCAAGTTTGTGGCGATTGGCCCGGGTGGTGGTAACCCGGCAGTGACTTTGGGGTTTGAGACCCTCGAGGACCTTGAGTCCTTTAATGAATTCATGGACATATAACCCTGTACTTATTTTCATATAATGATATAATGGATCCATCAAATGAAAAAGGGTAACGAAATGAATCTTGTGAAAAAAACGATTGAATTGTCCGTGACGATTATGGTGGAAATTGATGAAGACCTGGGCATGGACGATCCGTATGACTTGGGTGATAACATCTGTGAAGAGATATATTTCTCCCTTAAGAATAATGATATCATTGATGATGAAAAGATTATTGGGTACTCGGCACGAGTTGTAGGAATAAAATAACCCTGTACTTATTTTCATATAATGATATAATGGATCCATCAAATGAAAAAGGGTAACAAAATGCACGTAGAAGAATATGACTTTGATTGTGACCTGGGCCTTGGTGAGTTCCTTGAGACCCTGGAAAAGTATAAGGGCACCATTGTCAAGTTTGTGCCCATTGGCCCGGGTGGTGGTAACCCGGCAGTGACGTTGAGTTTTGAGACCCCTGAGGACTTTGATTCCTTCAACCAATTCATGGACATCTAACATGGACCAAGTCACACATAAACGTCAGGTGATGGGCTGGGATGAGTTCAACGAGTTCCTGGCCCGTACCCCTGAGAATGACATCCTGGAGTACGTCGTGTTCGACGATGACTATGACCCATGGGCCCAACCTCAAGTCGAGGTCTCATATTTCGTCAGGGGCTAGTGTACTTATTTTCATAAATTATGTACAATGGTCTCACAATATGAATAAGGCAACAAAAGTGAACGAATATTCGTTCTATACCTATAGGACCTCAGATGGCGGCGATCAAATCATCACGATCAAAGCCCCCTCGCAAGCAGAAGCTATCTCTGAATTCAACTTTATCTACGGAGAACACGCGCCAGTGGACATGATCGTTGAGCGGGTACCGCCATTCGATACACAGAAGGTCGGTCCAATCACCTCCACCTACCTGGACTAACCCTGTACTTATTTTCATAAATTATGTACAATGGTCTCACAATATGAATAAGGGAACAAAAGTGAACGAATATAACCCAGTCGTTAATGTGTGGTTCGAGGAAAAGGGCAGGGCTCCCTTCCGTATAGAGTGTCTGCTCGAGGAGGTCTTTATGGACAACCCCATGCTCGAGGCTTCTATGGAATTTATCGTCAGCAGTCTCCAAGAATCTGGCAAGGTACGCCTGAGCAATAGCCTGAGTCTTGAAACTCGTCACTGAGGCCCTGTACATAATTTCAGAATATGATATAATGGTTCTACCAAATGAATAAAGGATACAACGTGAACGCTATCGTGCAGACCATTGAGACCAAGCTGGGTATCAAAGGAATGAACGTCTTTGACGCAGTCCGCCATACCCGCGAGACTCTCTCTGCTACTACCAATGGCCAACCCGACCCAGACTTGACGTACGCTCGCAGCGTAGACCTGATCAAGTCCTTCGGCGTCGAGGACCCTACCACCCTCGTAGATGGCGACAAGCAGGCCCGGCTCTTTGCCACTGCCCTTGTCTCCACTCTCGTCAATAATCGCGACAACTTTAGCCTGGATAAGGCGATCGAAGAAGCTCGCATCAAGGTGGCCAACGTCGAAGCAATGGTTGGCAAAAAAGTGGCTAAGGTTAAGCCCAAGGCCATGAAGGAAACTAAGCCCAAGGCGGCCACGCCGGCCCGGGCGTCTCGTTCCGCTGTCGACCTCACGGCAGCCCGAGACATCTTCAAGGCAGAGCCTGAGGCACGGGTCTATGACCTTGTGACCAAGGTGGCTGAGGCTTATGGCGTTGACCGAGCCAAGGCGTATGGGATTTTGCATCGCGTGAGGAAGGGTGCTTAAAATTTTAGGGGTGTACTTATTTTCATATAATGATATAATGGATCCATCAAATGAAAAAAGGAAACAACATGGCACGTAAATTCACCTATAAAGTCCTTGACCTAATGGACGAGGGCGTGATTGACCCCAAGTGGTTGGCGGCCGCCCTGGCCAGTTGGTGCTCGGAGGATGATATGAAGGAGTTCTTTTATGCCAACCTTGCCGACCTGATGGAAGAAGAAGAGGAAGACTCTACCATAGAATAAGAAATAAGTACAGGGTGTACTTAATTTCATATAATGATACAATGGTACTACACAATGAGTAAAGGAACAAAAGTGAATCGCACCTCCAGCTACGTCGACACCCTCTCCACCAGCGACCCGAGCTTTCAGGCTACCATCGATCTGATTAGAGCTACTGTTCGTAAGGGTAACAAGCGACCTGGTCAAAAGTATCGCGTGCGGGTTCGTGGCCGACTGGGCCGGAACAACCCATATGCTCCCCTCTATGGTGCGGCTGGCCCGCTCCATCGGTACTGTGGCCAGGAGATTAAGATTAAGCACGCTAGCCGGGTCGACGTCTACATCGCTCCCATCCGGTAAGCCCTGTACTTAATTTCATATAATGATACAATAGAACCATAATATGAAACAAGGAACAAACATGAACACTTTCGACTTTGGCAACGGTCCAGTTCCAGCCCATCAGCACCCCAATGGGCGCGGTTGGGTGGCTGACACGGCTACAGTGGCTGATACAGCCTACGTTGGACCTGATGCTAAGGTGTTTGGTGACGCTCAGGTGTATGATAACGCTTGGGTGTCTGATAACGCTTCGGTGTCTGATAACGCTTGGGTATATGGTAACGCTAGGGTGTTTGGTGACGCTATTGTGTTTGATAACGCTTCGGTGTCTGATAACGCTATTGTGTTTGATAACGCTTCGGTGTTTGGTAACGCTTTAGTCTATGATAACGCTTTAGTCTATGATAACGCTTTAGTCTATGATAACGCTAGGGTGTATGGTAATGCTAGGGTGTCTGATAACGCTAGGGTGTCTGATAACGCTAGGGTGTATGGTAACGCTAGGGTGTCTGATAACGCTAAGGTATCTGGTGATGCCGTTCTGGCCTAACCCCTGTACTTAATTTCATATAATGAAACGAGGAACAAACATGGATACTATCAACCTGGGCAACGTCCGCGGCTGGAGCATGAACAAGGCGCTCGAAGCAGCCGCTATGAGCAAGACCATCCTGGACAAGGGCTTCATCGAGTACATGACGAACGAACGGCTGGAGCAGCTGATCAACGCCATCTACGTGGAGCTCAGGGAAAGGGACCTCAGAGTGGTCGATGTGGCCGGTCACCATGTCGAGGTGGCCTAATGTCTAATCCTACCCTCTCCATCACCGTCACCAATGAGAATGGCCTGCAACTCAAGCTCAGGACCAGCCTCAACGAGCTGCTCTTCATGAACCCCTTCCTGAACAAGTCTGAGATCCTCGACCAGCTGGCAGACGAGGGCGAGGCCTGGATCCAGTCCGGTACTACCGCTAAGCTAGTCCCTGCAGCGCCATGGCTACGAGCTGAAGTCCAGTAATTAGCCCTGTACTTAATTTCATACTCATAGTACTATAGACCCATAATCAAGTAAAGGTAAAGACTAATGGCTAACATGAGTTATTGTCAATTTGAGAACACCTACGGCGACCTCCTGGACTGCGTTCGCCGCCTCGAGGAGGATGGTTATAGCACCGTGTATAAGGAGAGTAACGAGTACGAGCAGCACGCAATGGAGCATATGCTCATGCTCTGTAAGCGGTACATCAAGGCCATGGAGGACCACACGGAAGAAGAGTTTGAACTCAGCCCATGGGGAGAGGAGTAAGCCATGGTTAAGTTCAAAGAGTTCCTCAAGGAGTTGGTGGTGGCCATCATCGTTGGTGCGATCGCCTGTGCCGGTGTGTGGTACGGTGTGGCCAGTAGCCCACTTTACGGATGGTTGTAAGGTGACTGCCCGGGACTGACCATGGCCATGGCGGTTTCCGGGTCCCATATGCGGCGGCTGGGGACCCCATGGATGGGTTCCCTAGTCCTCCATCGCCAATCACCAAGGACTCTCGTATACCCACCAAGGACTCTCGTATCTCCCCAGCCCAAGAACCAAGGTCAACGGTTGGGATTCGGTTGGTTTAAAAATTCCCGCGGGAAAAAAATTGCTGAAAAACGGTCATCGGAGGTTAGACTGCAGTACCTTTAAGACCCATAAGGGCTAAGAAGTCCCTCGGGATCATCCACTGAAGACCTGCACAGCCATTTCTCATGGTAAAGAGGCGGACCATAGGATCCCCGCGGTCTTCGATATAGAACTTAGCATTGGAATTCAGCACTTCGAACGGAATTATTCGTAGGTAATGCAGAAAAATAGCGTGTTCTCGCTCAATAGGCATCACAAGACCGTTGTTTTGGGCGGCTATGCCGATCACGTCAATCAATTTTGTGCACTCATCAGCCGTTGCGACGCTAAAATATGATAAAAAAACTGCAAGTATGAGTATTGAGCGGTTCATTTGACGATCCTTAGTAGTTTGTATAGATATATATTACTCAATTTCACTTTTTAAGGTAAGATATGAAGACTTTTGATGGACTTTTTAATAAGACAGAGTTTGATCCGAAGAATGCGACTCATTTGAAGCTGTTCCAGCGATTCTTGGAGACTGGAAAATGGAGCGGGTGTCCGTTCAAGCTGAATGAGGACTACCAGAGCATCCCGGGTATGATATATGACTCGATCAAGAACGAGTTGATGAGGAGAGTCTGTGTATGAGACCTTATGAGTGGCCAACGGGTAAGAAGCCGGCAAAGAGAGTCTACGAGCACAGGAGCAAGATCTACCGGCCTGAGGTTATCGAGGACCTAAAGAAGGACACGTACCGCGTCGATCACTGGGTCGAGGATCTAGAAGGCATGCAGATGTTCAAGGCAGACTATACACCGTATCATAAGATGAGTAAGCGTGACTTTGAGATGTACGTCGACCTAGGTTGTCCAGTTCAAAGAGGAGACCACCCCTGGAGTCACTATAGGCTGTACGAGGCCTATAAGAAAAAGCCCGAAACGTTTGACGATAAGATAAATAAAGCTTTCAAGAAAGTAACGGAGAAAGTAAAGAGTGCCATTAGGAAGACACGTAATACTTGAGTGTCACGGGTGTGACGAGGAGCAGCTGAAAGACGAAGCCCTCTTGCAAAGAGTGATGGAAGACGGAGCTGTTTTCGCTCGTGCTGAGGTTCTCCATAGTTACTTCCATAAGTTTGATCAGGGAGAGGGAGTTACCGGCGTGGTTGCTCTGGCTGAATCACACATATCCGTTCATACTTGGCCGGAACATCGTTACATGGCTGTGGATATCTTTATGTGCGGAGACTGTAACCCATACGACACTTTCGATTACATCATCACCAACATGGTTATCGGTGAATACAGCGTTGATTGTATTGATCGCGGGTCTGAATATACGAACTTACATAACGTATAAATATTACGAGCAGTGTATACACTATAAAAAAAATCATATTTTGATCAAGGAGAAGAACATGAACTGGACAACACCTACTTTTGAAGATTTTAGACTCGGTTTTGAAATTACACTCTACATCAACAACCGCTAAACAATTTAATTATTTAAAGGAGAAATTAATATGAAGAAGATTATCTTTGCTGTACTGTGCGCAGTTTTTGCACAAGTGTCTTTTGCTGACCAGCTAGCAACTGATAAGAAGATTTATCGAGACACAGTTATTTGGCCCATCATAAGTAACATTGTTCTTTGCCGGCCGAATGCATCTGGTTTAGGCCCAAACCCAACCAAAGCGCAGATGGATGCATGCTGGGCTAGTATGCAGGGTAAGGGATTTAGGTTCCCCACGTTAGAAGCAATCAACGCAGAAGTTGATCGATCCACTACTTTGCATGCTAACATCGCTCGTGGTAAATGGCAGATTAAGACTGCACAGACGCCCGAAGAGCTTCCTTATTGGAACAATCGATGTGGTGCACCAGACAAGATTACTCAGATCCCAATGGCTACAACGTTTGAAGAATGTGAAGCTAAGGTAAGTAAGTGGTCCAATCAAGAAACCAAGGCTGCGTTTCTCTCACGCGATTATATCGTAGACGAGAATGGTAACTGGGTCGATCATCGCAATGCATATACAATCCAACCCGGTTGGGCAAAGAGACTCGGTCATACTAATCCAAGATTTGCAACCAATATTTGGAACAGCAAGCTAGCTACGTTGAAAGCTAAGTTGGCTGCAGCTGCTCCTAAGTAATAAGAGGTTATACATGTTAAGCACATTATTTTGGTTAGCTGTCGGTGCATTCATCGGTTGGAACTTACCTCAGCCTGAATTCGCCAAGCGTATTCAACAAATCATAGAAGAAAAAATAGATATCTTTAAATAAGAAAGTGATATATTATGACTAAAGCAACTAGAGTAGTTTTGCGAGCAGGAAAAGAATGTAGTACCGAATGGGCCGAACCATGGCTTACGACAGATGATAATGGTAGCTGTTCCACAGATGATGATGGTTCTACTGAATGGGGTCTATGTCACGAGAAGATTGGTAAAAACAATAATACCAGATGGTACACAGGTGGTTCATCGGATATCTATGGTGATGTTGATGGGCAAGTGTTAGAACAAGGTAAATATTGTGTTTCATTCTCTTGTTTTAATCCTTGGCTAGGATATCCTCTTGTAGTATTCAATAGTGGTGGGATGGGCGCATATGCATTTCAGCAGAGTGATCATAGAGCCCGATTGTCAGAGGGTGAATCATATGAATATATTTCTGAGCTATTCGATAGCGGAATAAAGTATAAGCATATTATTAAAAGACTCGATGATACAGATTATAAGGAATTTGAAGTCTGGATTGCAGTAGAAAAAGTTTAAATAAGCTAAGCCCGGCCAGTACGGTGGGACGTGCAGATCGACAAGACTAGGACAAGGTTCGAATCCAAGCTGGGCTTTTTATATATGGGTTAACTATGATAAATTTATTAGTGGATGAAGCGTATGCGTTTGACTATCTAAGTGTTCTAGAAATTAAAAAAAATAATTCATTAAAAGATCGTCAGTACTATTCGATGATCTATGACCATGTCCGATTAGAAATTGGAAATGAATCATTTGATCGCATCATTGCATCTGAGATATATCATGAAATGATATATGCAAATAAAAAAATCTATGATTTGATAGATGATATAAGAATTAGAAAAATAAGTATGGACGCTAAAATTGTAGATGACGCTAATAACCAAAGATTTTTCTTAAAAAGAAAGCTTCAACAAAAATATTTTACAAATGAATTGACTGAATTGAAGACTGGTATTTAATATGAAAAAAGCTTTAATCACCGGTATTACTGGCCAAGATGGTTCTTATTTAGCTGAACTGCTGTGTGAACAAAACTATGAAGTTCATGGAACAATAAGAAGACAATCAGATCGTGATCATAAAAATATCAAGCATATTAAAAATAACTGCGTCTTTCACCAGTTAGATCTTACAGATTATAATTCTATAACTAGGTGTATAGAACTCATTAAGCCGCAAGAAATCTATAACCTTGCGGCGCAAAGCCATGTGAAGCTTAGTTTTGACCTTCCCATTAACACCGCAGATATTAATTCATTGGGTCCTCTTCGTATCTTAGAAGCAATTAAGCAACTAAAGCTAGATATAAAGTTTTATCAAGCTAGCACCAGTGAATTGTTTGGAACGACTGATGAATTTCCTCAAAACGAGAATACATATTTCATGCCCGCCAGTCCTTATGGAATATCTAAAATGTTTGCACATTGGTCTGTAATCAATTACAGATCGAGCTATAATATGTTTGCATGTAATGGAATATTGTTTAATCATGAAAGTCCTAGGAGAGGAGAGTTATTTGTTACTAAAAAAATAACTAGTGGTTTTGCAAAAATATTTTTAGACATTAAAAACAATCGTGTTCATTACCCCATTCATCTTGGAAATTTAGATTCTCTTCGAGACTGGGGACATGCAAAAGATTATGTAGAAGCTATGTGGTTGATGCTGCAACAAAACGAACCCAATGATTACGTGATAAGTTCTGAGAAGCAATACTCAATACGACAATTTTGCAATTTAACCGCTGACTTTTTTGGGTTCAAATTAGAATGGATTGGTGAGGGTCTAAATGAACACGCTGTAGATAAAGAAACAGGAAAATTAATAGTAGTTGTAGATCCTGCTTTCTACCGCCCGGTAGATGTTGTCAATCTTATTGGAGATTCTACTAAAGCTCATACTGATTTAAATTGGACTCCTAAATATAATATAGTCGACTTAGTAAATGAAATGTGCTCGTATGATCTTAACGAAAAGGAAAAAGAATATGTCTAAATGGCCTTTGATAAAAAATGCAATAAAGTTTACTGATAGAGTAAAGCTATGTAGTTTTATACTAACATCTGACCGATATACTAATGGGCAAAAAGTTCGTGAGTTTGAAAAGATGTGGTCGGAGTGGATAGGCTCTAAGCATTCGTTAATGGTGAGTTCTGGATCTACTGCTAATTTTCTTCTTTTAGCTGCAATAAAAGAAAAATATAATTTAAAAGAAGGTGACAAAGTATTAGTTCCTGCATGCACATGGGTTACTAATATAAGTCCAATAATTCAATTGGGATTGACACCAATTTTCTGCGATATAAATTTAACTAATTTTAGTTTTGATTTAGATCATATGAATCTTATTAAGAAGAAGCACGATATAAAAGCTATCTTCATAACACACCTACTAGGCTTCAGCGCAGAGAATGAAAAATATAAACAGATATTTCCTGATGCAATTATTTTAGAAGACGTATGTGAAAGTCATGGCTGTAAGAGTGAAGATGGAGAACTTAGAGGAAAGGAAAAGGGAACATTTAGTTTTTATTTTGGTCACCATATGACTACTATAGAAGGTGGGATGGTTACAACGAGTGATGACGATTTATATGAACTCATGCGCATGAAAAGAAGTCATGGGCTAGCTAGAGAATCTGGCAACTTAAAAAAATACACAGAAAAATATCCGGATATTCATCCTCAATTTTTATTCATGACTGATGGGTATAATTTTAGAAGCACTGAACTAAATGCAATCTTGGGCATTCAGCAATTACCTAGACTCGATTCATTTATAGAGATTAGACGACAAAATTTTAAATTGTTTGTTGATTTGATCACTGAACGCGAAGACTTGTTTCATCAGATAGATAATCAATCGGGCAATAGCAATTATGCTTTTCCTTTTATCTGCAAAACTCTTGAAATTAAAAA